GGCGTTGCCGGCGCTAGTGATTCTGAGGCTATGCAGGTTATTCGAGCAGTAGGTAATTGGAGTTATCCCTTGAACTTCGCAGACGTGGAGAGTAAAGGCAAATTCTATTTGAATACGCCTTTGATCGTGGGCACTACCAATGAGAAGAATATTAAGTCTGCTTGGGCTGAATACATTACGGCCCCAGAAGCTGTGGTTAGGCGTTTTCAATCCGCTTTTTGGGTGGAAGTTTCGCCCGAGTATGCAGTTGATGGCAGGTTTGACTATGAGCGTGTTACGAGCATGGTTTCTGCCAATGTTGCCGATTTAGTTCGGCGACAAGCAGCCGACGAGGAGCTGACTTTTGAGGACATTATGGGAGCCATTCCTTGGGACGCATGGGTTTTATACCCACACCGTTTTGATACAGGAAGCGTTACGTCTCTAAAAGATGTTCGAGGCTTGCGAGGCGTTGTTATGGATGCGGCTTCGACCATTAAGCGCCGTAAGGAGAAGAATGACAAAGAGGTTTCTGATATACAGGCCTTACTTGACATGTTGTCTTCAGTACCTAAACCCGTCGAGTTTCAATCTGGGGTTTCGCCTACACCCGATATAGCTTCAATGCTACAGTCGAAATTGGTGGACTCCGGGCCTGATGATGGAATTAAGGTGACGTTTGATGTTCCTTTTGATATGCCTCAGGGCAAGTTGGATGTGATTGAGCTTCTTGTTGAGCAGGCAATCCAACAGCGACAGATAGAGGAGATGGGCACGTTGAAGAAAAGATTTGGAGGTCCAATGGTTGCTTTTGACCGGGATCCGCCGAATCCTCCTAACCAAGCACATGCAAGTGCGGTAGACAGATTGGATACATTGCAGCAGCGTAGCGGCTCTAATTTTTGGGACGTTATTTGTACCATGGTCCATACGGCAGCAGAGTGGGTGAGATCTTTTGCCGCTCGCTTTGCGCCCCCTTTGGCAGGTGTTTCTCAGAGGCTTGGAGATTTGAGCCTTTTGACGCTTACAGCAGCAGCCTTTTCCAGTTTCATATACTTAGCAGTCAATGCCGTTATGACATCGTGGAGCCTTATTAAGGCAGGGTTAGCTGCTATGGGCTTGGGCTTTTCGAAGGTGAAGACCCAAAGCAATGAGGGCAAGGCCGTCGCTAAGAAGGGCAAGGATTTTGTGTTTGCGACACCCGTTGAGGTATTTGACCGCATCGCATTGCAAGCTGGAGCGTCTCAGGAAGCTACATATGATAAAGTCAGCGGCAATATCGTCAAGATCGAGCTGTATCACGCTGATGGCGTCTATTATGGCGATTTGGGTCACATGCTGGGCGTTGCCTCAGATGTTTTCATTTTGCCGCTTCATTTCAGAGAGGATTTGTTGAACAACCATAGGGATTCATTCCTTAAATTGTGCAAGTCCACATCTTCTGTCACTATGGACATGAGTGTGCGCGACTTTTTGAAGTTACGCCACGTAGCAGCTACGGGTTTTGACCTAATGGCTGTTTCCATGGGACGCTCTGGCTTGAAGATGGTTAAGTCCATTTGCCACCTCTTTTTGCAAGAGCGAGAGATTGCTAGCATATTGAGAGGAAGCAACATGGCGAGCCGCCTTTATGTGGTGGATTCCAAAGTCGTGAAGGGGACACAGAACAGTGAAACCGTGCGCGACAGAACTATCTACACAAGTAATACCACGGAGTATGTCCGAGATGGTGTTGTTGCTAGCGGCAAGAGGCTTGCTGGGGTGGTTAAGTATCGCATTGCTACGCGACCTGGCCATTGTGGTGCCCCTTTAATGTTGGACAATATTGCCAATTTTGGCAATCGCTGCATTATGGCATTACACTCAGCTGGCAGGGATGCTGTTTTAGCTCGTGAGGGCTATGGTACCATTGTTACACAAGAAGTCGTTGCAGCGATGGTGACCCAATTGCAGGTTTGCAAGGAGAGGTATGGTGAAGATGGTCGCCTATCTGAGCAGACGATTAAGCCTATAACAGGTGATGAGCAAGCCTTCTTGGAGAGCAGCGGATTATTGGCCGGTAGTTTTGAGATTATTGGCCGGGTGGACAAGCCCCTTAATATAGGTACACAGACCAAGATTATGGCCTCTGAGATGCG